ATCCGATTTACCCCGTGGTATTCGGTAGTGATACTATTTATTAGATTAATTGAACGTGTTATTCATGCAATCAATGAATAGTAGTGTTGTGTCTGGTTCCTCTTGGTTCAGTGGGTACATACCATCTCGTCGTGATGTTGTACGTAGTGTTTATGAAGCATTACGTGGACCCACTGTTGAGGAACTACGGCTATTACAACCCTTAGGTGAAAATATGCATTTGCATTACGCATTCTTATATCCAGAACCACTGAATACGGTACAAGATCGTATTTATACAGTGAGATTTAAGACAAGAATGCGTTACGCTTTTCGGGTTTTGGTAGCTTTAGGAATGATGGGAATTGCATATAAAGTTTTGCGTAAATTTATTATGACTAGTGATAGAATGCACTTCCTTAAATCGCTCCTAATTGAAAGGTTTATGCACAAGACCTCTTTGAAGCCAGAAACTGTTAGAATGGCTTTCACTGGTTTGAGCTTATCAGAAGCCAAAGAGGTTCCTGGACATACCCACGGAATAGCAGCAGGCGATCGTACGGCAGCTAGTCACTTTATTGATAGGTTGGCTGCGCAGATAGGTCGCACTGGGTTCTACTATGCAATGTCACAGTCAGACCAACGGAATTCCCGTAAAGGTAGTCGATCATATTATTGGACGAAAGATGTTACTACAAACGTGGAATCGTTGGATTTTCCTGACAATCCTTTAATTGCCATGGTTGACACTGATCACCATGTTGAAGAATTTGAAGAATTTTTGTGTAATGCATTTGAACCAACTATCTTGTATACATTCCAGCCAGATCAAGTGAGTAAGATTACTAAGAATTATTCCTATACATTTGACAAAGATGATAAAGTCAATTATCATGTTACTGGTGGAGCGTCGTACACGCATAAGGTTTGGCTCTATAACCAAGACAATTTAATGGTTGTTGATTCGTTCTGTGGTGTTCCACTCACAGCGGCGACATTCTTGGTAGATAGACGTAGAACTAGTCCTGATCACGAGTTGATCATGCTTACACCCGTGGGGAAATGGCGCGGCCCGATGGCTTGGTTTGTTCTATATTGTTTGGACTATAAGAGATTACATCGTTTGCATGTGGCTCAAGAGAATGGGTTTAACCGTATGACCACATGTTCTGATGAAGGATTGATGGTCAGTACGGGTAAAACTAGTTCTTTTGCCTCGACTAAAGTCCCAATAACCACAGATGAAACCTTGGCTACCCTTGTTCGAACAAAAGAACATAAATTATCAATGCCGGAAGTTCAATCATTAACTGCCGGTGATAAAGCCGCTGCCGCTCCTTTATTGGAGTACCATCGACTGGCATCGAGCCCCATGAGTGAACCAACAATTTTATTTCCAGTTGGTCATGGGGTTCGAAGATACCAGTTTGGTCCCCATAAATTTGATGAACGGGCTAAGCCCTCCTTGATACAATTCATGCGACCAATAGTGAATGGTGCATTTGCACCTGATCAAACTGTAGCAAATGAACAACAAATGATCAAAGGTCGTATTGAAGATGTTAAGAATGGAGAATTGCCAGTTGGTGCATTTTTGAAGAAAACAATGTTGAAATTTCTTGAAATATTTGTACCTGAGCAATTAGTTCATACTATTGACCCTGTAGACTATGAGACTGTATTAGCTAGACAGTCTTTAAACAAGCAGAGAGTTTTGCTGACTGATGCCGAGTGGTGTGAATCTAAATATGAAGTTGGTTTGTTTATGAAGAAAGAAGCTTCAAAAGGATTGGATGATCCAAGACCAATTACTCAATTAGATACAGTTACGAAAAGAGAGTATTCTCAATATATTTATGCCATTGAATATCTCTTTAAGCGTGAACCTTGGTATGCTTTCTGTTTGAAGCCTCGACATGTTGCCTCGCGAGTTGAAGAAATTTGCCGGGAGGCTGAGTTTGTGACGAATACTGATTTCTCTCGGTTTGATGGGCACGTATCCAACGTGCTTAGAGAATTGGAAGCAGCTTTGTTAACAAGAACATTTAAGACATGTCATACGGATGAAGTGTTATCCTTGCATGCCAAGCAATATGGCCAAAGTGGAATTGCCACCTTTGGCACAGCATATGAAATGGGCTTTGCAAGAGGATCTGGATCTCCAGAAACTTCACTGTTTAATAGTCTATGTAACGCGTTTGTTGCATATTTAGCAATATGTATGACAATAGATCCCTTGACTAATAAATTTTATGAGGGACTTGACGCGTACGTGTTATTAGGAATTTATGGGGGGGATGATGGGTTAACTGCCAACGTTGAGCCTCATACTTATATCAAGGCGGCTGCAATGGTCGGCCAAGTGTTGGACGTTGAGAAAGTCATGCGTGGCAAGATAGGGGTTAAATTTCTTGCGCGATGCTATTCACCATATATTTGGGAAGGGGATAAGAATTCCTGTTGTCAAATTTTGCGCTCTTTGAAGAAATTTCATGTCACTGTTAGTATGGGTAAAGATGTTACCCCTGTAGCCAAATTGTTGGAGAAAGTTCGTTGCTTTACTCTGACTGATTTAAATACGCCAATTA